GGATCGTAGCGGTGCAGGAGCGCCGCCATGATCCCAGCGCGGCGCGAGTCGGTTTCGTCGCGCGTGACCACGGCGGCGGCGCTGCGGATTTCGGTCGTTTCCGAACGGTTGGCCGCATCATCGAGCGCCAGTTTGCGGAACTCCTCAACCGAGGTGCCGGCTTCGACATGCTGAGCGACCAGCCGCGCGTCGACGTCCAGCGTGCGGCCGACCTTCTCGATTTCCCGGATGCGCGAGCGTTCGGCCAGTGCGGCGGCCTGGCGCTCGGCATCCAGATTGATCTTCAGTTCGTCGCGGGCCTCTTCGCCCGTGGCGGTAACGATGGTTTCATCCATCTTCTGCTCCTGTGGGCCAGTTGCCCGTTGAAATTTGAATCCCGCGCCCGGGTCTGCGCCGACGGGAACGAGCGAGACTTCCTCGGGCTCCCAATCGGTCACCAGCACCTGGCGCATCGCCACTCCCTGCGGCGTCACATCCTCGACGGCGTGAATCGCGACGCCCATCGAGGCGTTGCGCAGGATGCCGTCCTGGACGTCCTGCCAGATTGGATCGACGTCTGCGCGCTTGGAAAACCGCACGGCCGCCTTGCCCTGGCCGTTTTCGATCCACGCCCGCGTGATCACGCCGATCACGTCGTCGACCGCAAAATCGCGGTGCGAGTTCAGCAGCGGCGCCGATCCGCTCGCCAAGCGGCCCATGCGAATCGCGCCCGGCTCCATCGAGAAGCGCATCTCGAAGGGGCCGCGCGCGTCGTAGCGGCGGACGGAAGCGCCCGTGTACCAGGTGAGCGTCGCCGTGCGTTCGTCGCGGTCGGCTGGAGCGAGCGCCTCAAACTGCGCTTCCAGCCGTTCTCTCGTTGGGGTCATTTTGAAGCTCCTTCTGTTGCGCCCCGCTCTGCGTGACGCGCCGCGGGTCGCAGTCCAGCACGATGCCGCGCTCGTCCAGCAGCCGGTTGATCTCGGCGATCTGCTCCAGCTGCGCGTCCGGGTCGTAGCCCTGCTCAGCGATGGCCTGGCGCAGCGTGAGTGTGCCGGTGCGCAGGCGGTTCAGCGTGGCGACGGAGTCCTTGTAGGGATCGACGCTGCCAAAGCCCGGCGGCGTCCACTCGGCGCGGAACGGCCCGGGCTCTGGAATCGCGCCGGCGGCGTAGGCCACCGTGAGAAACCGCTCCCAGACCGGCGCGCAGAGCATCGGGATGAAGGTCAGCCAGCGGAATCCTTCAATGCCGTTGCGGAAGCTGAGCAGCCCGGCGCGGTAGCTCGAGTAGTTGACGCGCGAGAGATCGCCCGTCAACTGCTCGTAGGTAAGTTGCAACCCCGTGGCGATTTGAGCCTGCTTGGCGGCGACGTAGTCGCGATAGCCCGCGGACGCCGACGGCGACGCAAACGTGATCTCCTCGCCGGGCTTCAGGTATTCGATCATGCCCGGCTCGAAGCTCTCGACGCGCTTGCCGGTGGCGGCATCGGGCACACTCGGCGCAATCGGCGGGCCATCCGGCCCTTGTGGCTGCGTCACGAAGGCCGCAAAGCAGGCCTCGATCTTCTTGCGGACCAGTTCAGCTTCCTCGTATTCGTCGAGATCGCGCAACGTCACCACCGCCGGCGCAAGCCACGGCACCCCGCGCACCTGGCCGGGCCGGTCTTTCCGGTAGATGTGCAGGACCTCGCTGACCGGCACGCGGACCGACTGAAGCGACCCTCCGCCGCGCACGCCGGTCTGCACAATGTCGCCCGGATGCTGGCCGTAAAGCCAGTAGAAGATGCGCCGGCCGACCAGATCGAACTCGACGCCTTGAATGATGTAGCCCGTATCGGTCTTCTGCGTCTTGGTGTGATCGAGGTAGTCGGGCTCAAGCACCTGAAGCTGCAGCGGGACCCTGAGACCGTCGCTCTCGCGGCGCTGCCGGAAGCGCACCAGGCACTCGCCGCTCTCAAACACCGTGCGGGCGATCAATGCCTGGAGCCCGTAGAAGTCGAGCTGCCCGTCGGCATCGCATTCTTCGATCCAGCCGGCCCAGGCGGCGTTGATCGCGCGATCCAGATCTGGCTCGCCCGTTCGCGCCTGGGCGGTAATGCCCGTGCCGATGGCGTTGCCCACGACCTCGGCCACGGCCCGCGCCGCGTAGGCGTTGTTCCGGATCAGGTCGCGCGAGCGTTCGCGCAGCTTTGCGAGCGCTACCGAGATCTCCGCGTTGGCCGAGTTTCCGCTGGTGACCCAGCCTCCGGTGCGGCGGTCCGTCCGCGCGCCTTCGTAGGCCAGGCGCACCAAGTCGGCGGCGCGCCTCGCCCGGAGCCGGCGCAAACCGGTCTCGGGCGAAATCCATGCGATCGCTTTGTCGAGCCAGTTCATCCTTTTGAGGTCTGAGCAAATGAGAAGCGGTCCGTCGTCGTGCCGGATTCGGCAGCCAGCGCTTCCCTGATCACCGCGCGGGCCTGGAGCAGTTCATCCATGGACCGATAAGTCACGGTGCGGTCGCCGAAACGCACGGTCAGTTCGCCGCTCGCGATGGCCGCCTCGACGGCATCGAGTTGTTGCTGCGTCCACGCCATTCAGCTTCTCCGGCGCTCGAAGTAGAACGTCGCGCGCGTGCCGAACTCACGCACGACCGTGACCAGCTCCCACCCTTGCGCGCCGTATTCGGCGAGCACGGCCGTCGATTCCGCTTCGGTCGTGACCACGAGGTATTCCCACGCCTGCGCGGTTGCCTGCATTTGGCTTCTGACTTTCATCGCGTGAGCCATTTCCTTCCCCGGTCACCGAGCCACTTTGCGCGGTCGGTGTCATCCTCCGGCACGGGCCGCGGCCGGTTCGCTGACAGGATCCGGTCGGCTTCGTTGTCGAGCGAAAGCCCCATCGAGACGAGCGCCCTCAGCGCGGCGTAGGCGTAGACTCGCGCGTCGAGCGCTTCCTGCCGCACGCCCGGCTTCGGCCTCCACTCGCGCTTGGGCTGGCCCTTGGCGTAGGTCGTCACCAGCACCTCGCCGAGCAGTTGCTCGAAGTACGTCTCCTCACGGTCCGCCGGAAAGTGCGAGTATCCAGGCGTGCCCGGCGTCGGATTCCTGAGCCGCCCATAGATCGTCTCCTTGGCCGTGTCCGTGCCCACGATCCACGGCTTCTCGCCGCGAATGTTCTTCGCCGTCGGCTTGCGCTGCCACACAGGCAGCGGTCCGCCCTTGCCCTTCACCGCAAAGACGCGCCGGTGATAGCGCGTGCGGCAGAACTCATACACCGCCTGCGATTCGTAGCCCGAATCGATCGCGCACGCGGCCACCGGCAGCGAGATCCCTGTTTCATGCGGCCAGCGCCGTTCCAGATACGTGTCGAGTTCCTGCCAGACCAGCGCGCCCGACGGGTCGCCCGGCAGCACGCGGTACTCGATCGACCACGACTCCTCGCCGCGTCCCCAGCCCACGAGCTCCAGCTCAAGCCGATCTTTCTGGACATCGACGCCGGCCGTCAGCACCACCGCTCCGTACGGTGCCGCCGCCCGGTAGTGCTCCCTCCGCGCCATGACCGTGGCTTGATCGACCGTGGTCTCCGCCGCATCGTCCCAGGGCTCAGCGAGCACCGTGTTCACAAACTCGCGCAGCGTTTCGATCGACTTCTTGTCTGCGAGAAACTTCTTCGCGAGCGTGCCCCACTTGCGCCACGGCGAGTAGAGACCGTTGATCCAAAAGCCTGCGATGTCGGCTACCTCGGGCCGCGCCGCGCGCCACTCGCCGGCCTTGAGCATCTGGTGCTTCTGCCAGTCGGCGATTGGCTTCGAGCAGTGCTCGCAGCGGTACTCGGCTTTCTCCGGCGCATCCTTGGGCCAGACCAGGTGGCCCCACGCGAGCACCTGAAACGCGCCGCAATGCGGGCACGGCAGCCAGAAGCTCTGCTGGTTCGAGTTGAGCCAGGCCTGCTCGATGCGCGAGGCGCCTTTCGTCGTTGGCGTCGAGCACAGCACGACCTTCCGGTTCCAGAAGTTGGCCGTGCGCGTGATGGCCAGGTTCACTGGGTCGCCTTCGCTGCCCGCGCTCGCCGGGTAGCGATCCACTTCGTCGAGCAGGCAGTAGCGGATCGAGCGCATGGCCAGGCCCGCGGGCGAGTTCGCAGCCGCCAGCGTGATGCTGCCACCCAGGAACTTCTTGTGCAGGATCGTGTTGTTCGAATCGCGCGAGCGCGCATCCGCCACCTTGCCCCGCAGGCACGGCGTGTCTCGCAGCATCGGCGCGAGGCGATCCTTCGAGAAGGCCTCGGCGTCTACTTCGCGCGGCTCGACCAGCAGTACCGGCCCAGGGTCCAAATCGATGATGTAGCCGAGGAAGTGACCCAGAAGGCTGGTCTTGCCGCTCTGGGCTGCCCACATCATGACGACCGTTTCGTAGGGGCTCGACGGGCCCATGGCGTCCATCACCGCGCGCTGATACGGCGCCCGGTCCGTGCGCCACTC